GTCTTGTCGAGTAGTGGCTCTACTTTTCCCTTCCACCACTCTTTCTCTAGGTGTCTATTCTCGAATAGGTTATCTATGACAGGCTTGTATTGTATATATTTAATCTCTGGCATTTTCGCAAACAACTCTGCAAAGAAGTAAATCTCTTTGTAGTTTTTAGGAGTGATAACGAACCCAACACCTATGTCGCATTTTGAGTGATTACGCTTCTTTGCCTTGCATAACGCTATAACGTTATTGATTGTTCTTTCAAACCCATCTACACCTTTTGTCTTGAGAAATGACGTTTCGTTACTTGCGTCTATGCTTACTCTCACCCAATGGAAGTTTTCGATTATGGTGTCTATGGTATTTTTACATAAGTTATAACCATTAGTAAAAAGCCCTAAATCAATCCCATATTTAGATGCAAACTTGACTATTGCAGAGAAATCTTTGTGGAGTGTTGGTTCTCCGCCACCAGTAAAGTTAATAGACTTAACACGCATGTTGACCATGTCCTGAATAGCTTTTAACGCTACTTCGGTATTAATGTCTGACTTGTCCTTCATGTATTTAAACGTACAGAAGTCACACTTTAACTGGCACTTGTTAGTTAAGTCCATCTCAACCATAACTGGTGCAATATTGACACCACTTCGCCAAGCACACACCCTATCACAATGCCACAACAGCTTTAACTTTGGGTTAAATACCCCTTGTCGCATAAACACGCCCTCAATGCTTCTCGCCAATGGCGAAGTTGACCGTCAAGATGACTGTCTTGCTTTGTTTTCTTATAGTCTTTAGTGAACTCATATTTAAGTTCTTTGCCTAACAACATAGCTACTTCAGCAGCCCACTCAAATCTGGATACCTTACCTGCGTTTGCTACTTCTTCATATTGTCGCAAATTGTATATGTTTTTTGCGACATAATCCGCAAGGTCTTTTGTGTAGCATATTGAGCCTGTCTCATTATATAGAACAAGTGTTCTATTATTTAGAACATGGTCTAAAATAACCGATAAAAACTGGTTATCTTTCTTTAGCCCAAACATCCACGGAATACGAACTAAAGAATAGTCAGAACAGTAGTCTTTAATAATCTCCTCTGAATACTCTTTACAAACTGCGTAAGTAGAACCATTACCTGCAATAGATGTAGTAAAGTGAACTAACTTAACTGCTGATGCGCTACAGGCAAGGGCTATATTCCTAGTAGCGAAAACATTTGCTTCGTGTATCTTAATCTTGTCCTTACTATCTCTATGACCACAGAACCCTACGCAGTTTATTACAGCATCTACTTTATTTTCTTGAATATATCTATAGACATCGTGCGTATCACCTGCGTTGCACTCTTGTCGTGTAGGACGAAGGAACTCGCCTTCAAAGTCGCTACCAACCATCCCAGTTGACCCTAGGAGTGCTATCACTTCTTGTATACCACCAAAAGAGTGTCCTTGTCGTTACGCCATTCGACAATTCGTTCTTTTCCTATAAGTGCTTCAAGAGTGTCTTTAGTGAAATGATTAATGTGTTGCTCGTTGAAGTTCTTCTCTCCGAAAAAACCATCTTTTTCTGGAGTAGACAATAGAATATAACCACCTTTAACAACGTGGCTCTCTAGATGCTGTAAGAACTTCTTTGGGTCTATAACGTGTTCGAGTATCTCAAATGCTGAGGCACATTCGTATAGCCTTATCTCGTTTTTCCACTCCTCTAGTAAGCAGTTTTCAAACTGACAACCTGTAAAAAATTTTTGTGCATATTTCTGACAAAATTCTATAGTTTTAGCGTCAGCGTCAATGCCAAATACTGGTATTCCGAACTCCTTATTTACAGCGTAACAAAGAACACCGTCAGAACAACCTGCGTCAAAGAATGACTTCAGGTTATACTTCTTTATGTAATCAATCACCATTTGATACCGTGGGTAGATAAGAAATAGTCCGTCGTCTGAGAAGTTGCTGGTGTGAAAAGCTCCGTGAGTAACATAGTAGGACTTATAATCTTCGTAATCCTTATATTTTCGTCTCCGAAGCGTGAGTAACTCATCACTCCAGTCTTTAGCGACTTTATCCCATCCCCAAATACCCTTAGGAATATCACTTCGCAATAACTCTTGTTCATCGACATCTTGTAAAAGGTTAATAAGTTCTTTGATGTACTTATCCATACAACCGTCGAGCAAGGCATTTCCATCGATTTGAACTCCACTTTTAACTGTCTCCTTTAATGCCGCATAATTAAACACAACAGGAACGCAACCACACTCTTGAGCTTTCATGGCAGATATACACGATATTTCTTCAAAGTGCGTAGGGTAGACATACAACCCTGACTTATAAAACTCTTTAATTAGCTTCTTGTGTCCTACACGACCATGCTCAAATACGCCTTCTTGTTGCATTAACTTAGTCATGTAGTCACGATATTCTCGAGGTCTACGCCCTGCTTCCATCATCCTGTCGTAAGTATCCCACCCGTAGAATAAGTGTAACTCTGCGTCTGGAACTGCATGTTTTACTTCTGACCATCGTTTAAGTAAGTGTTCAATACCCCTATCATACGAGCTTGTATATATCATTCTGTGTGGATTTCTTACTTCCTTACTTCCACGAAAATCTGAAAGGTTTACACCGTTCCTGCTCACATAAGTCTTGTTTGGTGGCAATCCTATAACATCTTTGTGAAAATTTGACAATACAATCGCTTTGTCAAAATACTCAATGTTACTATCGTTATAAGTTCCTTGTGGCATAACATCGTGCAACCATATATAACGCTTCTTAACAGTCATTCCTTTACGGAAGATGTTATTACGCCATGAGATAACAACATTGTGGTTATCATTAAAATTGAATTCAAAATACTGTTTATAGGTAACACCCTCGTATTCTCCTGCCATGTCACCGCACGAACAGTAAACCGTTACCTTCCACCCAAGTTTAGCAAGCTCTTTGGATAGGTAAATAACAGCCTCCTCAGAACCACCAATGCCGTTAATAACGCTAGGCGGAGCCCAATCTTCCCACGCTTGCCCACAATATATTTCAACTGTATCTTGCTCCCATATTTTAGGTGGTGTATTATTGTGTTTTAAACTAACAATTATTTCGTGACTTTTTAAATGCTCTGGAACTATATCAAACATCTTCTGGACTAATGCTGGTTGCTTGTTTTTAAGCAATCTCATAATCCATATAAATCTATCTATGAACTCTTTTTGTTCTAATGCTGCTTCATAATGAGGTTTGTTAGCTTTTATCCAATCAATATGAGGAACTAATTTCTCTGCAATATCAAAGAACTTTTTTGCCTCTACTATGTGGTCATCCATTAAATATGAATGAGCCAAGACAATAGCAGGTTGCCAAGTATACGAGCTAGGGTCATACAATGTAGTCGACAGTGGTGCTTCCATGTGAAGACCTAAGTTACCCCAATAGATTGACTTCTTCCACTCTCCAATTTTATTATAAATCTCTGATAGCTTTAGGTATGGGTCAGGAAAATTCTGACCTTCATTCATAGCCTCGAAGCAAGCCCCTATAGCTTGTTTGTTATCACCCAAATCAGACATAATGTCTGCAAGCATACACCAAGATTTCATCTTGTCTGCATCCCAGCCTGATTTTTTACAATGTTCTTCCAAAAAGTATTTAGCTTCTTTTAGAAATCCCATTGGATAAAGCATACGTCCTAAATACGCCAATGTTCGTGGGTCTGGATTATCTTTTGTGGCTTCGTACTCATCCATCAAGAACTTTAGATTGCGTGTTCTTTTCTTATCAATCTCTTTGATGTCTATGAGATGCTCAATGACAATACTTTTTTCTATAACTGTGTTTAAATTCACATTATCTGAAGGAACTACATTCTCGTGTATCTTCTTCTTCCAAATACATCGTGAATGAGCTTTGACAATAGATTCTCTCCAATGAGCTGCATGAATATTTCCAAACTTATCTTTTGCATACTCATACCACATGAGAACAACATCAATATTATTTGCTTTAGCTTTATCTACTATTGCTTGTATATTTTCTTGATTTCTAATCTTGTCGTCTGTGTCTATACGAAAATAGTAGTCTGATTTACACTTATCTGCAAGAAAGTTACGCTTATCAGCGAAATCATTAATCCATGTATACTTATAAAAGTTTACTTGTGGATATTTCTTTACAAGATAATCAAATGCCTCTTGGTCGTCTACAGCTACATCAATCTCTGTGAAGAATGGTATGTAGTCAGTAATAATCCTTGTGATTTGCTCTATCTCATCTTTTGCTATAACGTGTAAACTTACTGTTGCCATTGCCCTCGCCCCCTATGTTTCTTGAGGAACTCTAAACTCAGGAAAACGTTTCATAAATATCTGGAGTTCCTTATCGTTGTTAAACAGCTTTTCTCCGTGTTGCTTAAAGAACTTCTCTAAGTCCATAAGCAGTCGTGGTGGTAAACTAAGACACACCCTCATGTCTTTTCCGTCTGTTGAACCATAAATGTTTTTTTGTGCTTCTCGTCTTGCCCTGTTCTGGTCGAATAATCCTTTCATATGGTCGAAGTTCCTACCTAGTTGTGGATTTTCGCAGCAAGGTTCATACTTAAAATAATTAGCGTCAAAGTTCATACCGCAGTTATTGCAGTATATTGTCTGGTCAGTAAGCCACAGGTTAATAAAGTTCCTGCAGGCTAACCACTTGTCAGACGTTTTTTCCTTATCGGCTTTTGCCCTCCATCGGCTCATTATTTCCTCTTCTGTTTATTCTTCTTGCCCTTCTTAGTCTTTTTTACTTTTGGTCGGTATGTGTTTATAAGCTTTTTCCTTATTTACAGTTGTAAATATAACATCATTTGTTGTAAACTTTACACCTGTAAGGGGCAGTATTTCTACCGCCCCCCACAGACTTAACTACATTACAGACATTGTGAACGGAGGAAACCAGCATGAGGATGTTTACACTCAAGGGTTGCTTCCAATACAATGTTACCTTTGGTTGCGTCACCTGTTTTGGCAAGCTCACGAACCGTAGGTTTACGAAGATAAGCCACCTTGAACAAATCTTCGTTAATACCAACAATGTCATAGTTAGTATCACCAGTAACTGTGACGTGGCGATGAGCAAACAATTTGACTAACTTAGCAGCATCAGACGAGTAAACATCGATGGCGTTAATCAAACGCTTGTCATTCTGGTCAAAGTATTTGGTCGCATTAGCGGTGAAACCACTAATACGTCTTTTCAATGCCATAGGACAGTAGATAGCATTGACTTCAGTACCTACGTTCCATACGTTCTGAAGATAATCATTAAGCATAAGCTCGCTTAACGAAGTTCCAGAAGAAGTACAAGTAATGCAGAGGAAGGTTTTGATACCTTGCATAACACCTGCATAGGACTCTGTACCCATTGTTGAAGGTTGAACACCTCTCATGAGAGAATATTCCAAATCATTCTTAATCATTTTGAGGGCTTTTGTCGCTTCATATTGATAACGACTATTGAACGCAGCTTTATCAACAGCTTCCTCAGTGTCAGACACCAAGAATGACTGTTGCATAATCTGTGTATAGTTCGTCATACGAGAAGGGTCAGTAATCGTCGGGTAAGACGCATCTGCACCTTCAATATAAGCGTTTGTTTTTACTGCGCTAAGAGTGTCGATGAGCCATTCGTGCTTACGATTCTTAGCCGTTGATGTTCCGAGACCAGTTACTAACTGAGTATCGGTTGGTGACAAGTTAGTAAGAACAGACATCAAGTCTTCTCTTACAGACTTATCTAGATTTACATATGCTCCAGCTGCCATTTTATTTTCCTTTATTCATCAGACATAATGCCACCAGCTCTGAGTATTTGACCCATTGCTTCTGCGGCATCTTTAACGCTACCTGTCTGTTTAGCTTTTTCTAGTGCAGCCTGTCTTAAAGATACTTGCACGTTTGAATTGTTAGAACCACCCTCTACCATCGTTTTTTTCTGCAAAGACTTAATCTGATTAGCTTGTGTTTCGATTTTCTTAGCCACGACAGGTTTCTGTGCGAATGACAAGTCACGGAACGCAAGTGCTTCAGCAACTTCAAGCCCTTGAGGGTCTGCGATAAGTTTAGGGTTTTGCATATAGAAGTTCATTCTTTGGTACAACGGGCTTTGCGTGTTAAATCCTAAAAAGTTTCCAGCAGGGTCTTTGACCGCTAGGTCTGGATTGCGTTGGATTACACTCTGGAAAGTCTGTGTACGGATTTGACCTTCTATATTTGATTTGTTAACTTCTTCAAACTTTTTAGCTATAGCGTTTTCAATCTCAACCTTTTTTACTTTGTCGAGTTCTTCTAACGCCCACGCACGACTTTGAGAGTCGGTTTCTGGTGCTGCTGCAAAAGCAGTTAGCTGTGCTGCGGTATACTTCGGTTGTTCAGGCTGTTGCAACTTTGCTTGTCGGAGTTCTTCTAACTCTTTCTCAGCTTTAAGTTGCTTTCGTCGGGCTTCCGCTAAACGGTTCTTTAACGGCACACCCATTTCGTCGACTTCATCTACAGGAGGTTGACGCACCTCTAGGGCTGGTTGTTTCGACTCTGGTGTTTCGACTACTTCCTTTGTTTCTGGTTGAGCGACTTCCTGACCGTCATTACTGCTCTGTTGTTCAACCTCTGACGAGGGTTGGACTACTTCTTCCGTTGTATTTTCTTGTTCCATTTACTTCTCCTTTGTTTATACCGTTTCTAACGGATGCTTCTTAACGTTACTTTTCTGGCAGTACGATAGCCAGCCCCCTTATTCGTCGTAATCTTTTTCTATCTCATTAGACTTTTCAAGCTGTTCCTTCAACTGCGCCATTTCTTCTTTGTATTTTTTTGGCGTGTCTGTAATATGCTTGTATGCTAACTTTAAAACCCTCATATTATTTAATTTCTTTTCATCTGTTTCGAACTGCCACATACTGTCTAACTGCTTACACCAAGTATTGCAGTCTTTAAGAACAATAGACCAAACATCGTTTGTAGAAAGATTGCTAATAACCATCTCGCACTCTTTGATGCGCTTAATGATTTCATCTTCTGTATCTTTAGGTTTACTTGTGTCCTCGAAGTATTGATTTTCCACTTTGCCCCCTTATTGTTAGCTGTTCTAAAGGAATAAGGATTTTCTTATTCTCTTTTTCCTCTTGTGCTTTACGCTTGTTGATTTCAATTACTTCTGGTGGTAACCTAATCATCCCTCGTGCCATTACTACTCCTTTGCTGGTTTACCTTTATCCCCCTGGGGTTGGAAGAGTTTGGACTGTGCATTTTCGGATATTCTGTCTAAATCTTTACTCGAAAACTTACCAAACCCCCTTTTGCTTTCCATAAAACTAAATTGTTCACCATCCCAAACCCTAATATCTTTATAGTTTCCACCACCCAAAACATTATCAGTTGTCAGAAATTTAATTCCTTTGTGTTCAATAATTTGTGGATTTTTGCCTTCAAATTCTTTAGGTATTACTACCCCCTCCCCCTGTGGTTGGGAGAGTTTGGAGATTTGCCATTTTATTTCATCAACAGGAACACGCCTTTCCCTTAATTCAGCACTTGCCGTCTGTTCTACATTTCGCTTAACATGAGCCGATTGTGTTCTTGCCCATCGCATTAAATCAATAATTTCGGTATCTTTCATAGAAGATAATTTCTGCGTGAGAATATCCCCTGGCATAGTAAAGTTACCTTTACTATCTATACTTGCCTTAATCTCACTTTCCCCCTCCCCCTGTGGTTGGGAGAGTTTAGCCTGCACTTGGCGGTAGAGGGTGCGGAGGGATGATTCGGTTTCAAGTATTTCTTTTTTCTTTTCCAATATAATATTTTCTCCGTATTCTGTATTATATGGGCTATAATTCCTTCTTCTTAATGATTCCAATGTATCAAGTTTTTCCTTATCGAATTTCAATTTTTCAGCAAGCATTGTTGGGGATTTTACCAAACTATCATATTCTTTTTTAGTTATCTCTTTTGCGTTTGAAATAAGATGTTCATCATCACCGCCAAACCCTATTTTTTCCCCTATATAATACTTTTTGCTATGACCCTTTGCCCCAGAAACAGCAAATGAACCAATTTCTTTTCCACCTAAAGCAGATGCAAGCGAAACGCCATCTTCGTATTTTTGTTCTTTTGTGTTATATGACCTACCGCCTTCTGGAGCCTTCCCATATCTATACCCAACTATTTGCTCTGATTTAAGGTTGTTTACCCACCCCTCCTCATCATCCCCATGCTTCGCAATCCAATCCGCAACGGGCTGTTCTTCGGGAGTCAATTCTATGTCCTGACCAGCGAGCTGTTCGGGATTATCCTGATTAAGAATATACCCAAATCTATCAGATATATTATCACCAGCAGGAAACGAAGAAGATGTTGGAAACTCTGGTATTACATTTTGTCCTTGTTGTGGAAGTTCTACGGCAGTATTTACTAAGTTCTCTGCTCTCTGCGCTTCGATAGGACTTCGCATAGGAACATTCATTCCGAGTTCTTCTGCTACATTTCTTCCACTCGGTGTTTCGTGCATTACCTTGCCACCTCTGCCCATAACGATAGGTTGTATGCTTCCTTGTTTTGCCGCAAACTTTAAAGGTGCTTGCTTCAGAGCATTTGAGGATATATAAGCCATTGTTGCTGCTAACGCAAGTTCTCCAAACGGAGTTGGTTCGGCAATAGCACCAGCAGTCATTGCACCAAGAACAAACTTGCTAAGTCTTGATGTGTGTGCTACTTCATCAATATCATCGTCAGTTGGTGGTTTTTCAAATAGAACTGTAGCCATTAGTCGTCTAGGATTTTATATTTTATTCCAGATTTTGTCTTACCTTCTTTTGCTGGCTTGCCATTCTCTGCCCTGCGCTCGTTCTTCTCGCCCTCGCCAATCATATCGCTAACCATGCTCAAGGCTTCGATATTCTCCAGCTTTTGCTTTGACATCTTTTCCTGAATGATTGCTTTGGATTTCAACGCCCTGCCTTGCATATCAGGTTGGATACCTTGTTTAGCAAGAACCTGTGCAGCCTCAGCGTCAGTAAGCTCATCCATACCTACTTTCACATTTGGACTAGGCGGTGGCGGTGGTTGTGGAGGGGTAACGAGTTCTTCCCAATTTGGAACGTCTAACTCCTGATAGAACCGCTTTAATCCGTTAAAGAGGTTCATCGGGTTCATAACACCTGTCTGTAGGTAAACAGGATTTTGTGCAGCCATGAGTATCTGCTGGGCTTTCTGTAGCCTGACCTGCGGATTTGTATTCTGGTCGTTACCCCTGATTGCTATTTTATATTTACCCTGTAGTTCTTCTTTAGTGATTTTAATTCTTTCCCCGTTGTTGGTCTGACCAAAATACATAAACTCATATTGGTCATCTCCATACTGACACCATAGTTCGTAGACCCAGTTGATTAGCTCTTCAAATTGTCCCCTGAACATATCAGCGTCAAGAGAGAATACCTGTTGCATATTCTGGTTCTGTAATTGTACCTCGCCTAAAGTTCTCGGTTGACGCTTGTTAATCATTGACTGGAGAGTAAAGTCTACCTGACCAATCAACTCCTCAACCTTAGCGTTCAACATCATCTCTTCGTCTTTATAGGAGAACTCAATATTTGGATTAGATTTACTTAGAGGTGCAATAGTCTCTGCCAAGGTGTTCATGCCATGAACTGGGATACCTAGACCCCAAGTGAACTGCGTTGTCGCAGGCTTAATAAGTCCAGCCTTATAAAGAAATGTCGGAGAGTTAGCCATAGTCTGATAGTCTAACTTCTGCATATGTTGCATATCTATCTCTTTGGCAATATCCTCGATAATCTCTGGGATACCTCTGTGAGAGAACCATCGGTCATCAGTTAGCTCATAGAAAAACTTAACGAATGGGTATTTACCAGAAAAGAATGGCATAGATATTTTTCGAAGCATCTTGCCGAAATCTGGTGCAACTGTTACAATACACTTCTCTTCTGTTCCGTCGTTATTGATGTCATACCAGCAGTATGTTTCCCAAATCTTAACTAAACGCCCTTCAGACTGAATACGCTCAATACCCTCTCGTTCATCTTTCGTAAGCTCTAGTGTGCTGTCATCTAAATCCGTGTTACCCTTCGCTTCAATTTCTTTTGCGGAAATGTCTTTCCAACCCTTGTATGCCACATTGTTTTTAAGAGTTTGCAAAGGTATGTAAAACTCGTGGATAATCCATTGAGAACTCTGTGGGTCAAATCCCGTAGTAGTAGGGACATATATTTTGGGACATAGAGCAATGTCAGGATAATCACACAATACATCTTGTACAGTGATGCTAACTTCTTTTTCCCCTGCGAGGATTTTTTGTACAGCATTGTCGATAACCTTTCTATTCTCATCAATAACTCTTGGAGAAACATCTATATCGAATTTCTTTTGCATAGCAGAACCAATCATTTCTGGTGTTGTCATTGGGTCAAATAGCTGTTGAAGTTCCTGCTGTGATAAATCTTCTAGCTTTAAAGTTTCAACACGGTTTATAACATCAATCTTCCAGTATGGTTTTGCCACATAGAAACCTTTTTCCAAAGTCTGGTCTGTAACAATAATCATCTTATTCTTGATATTCATAACGTTCATCAAGAGATGGTCAAGGAACTTCTCAATCTTCAAGGCACCTTCCCACGTTCCCGTAGGCTGTGGAGTAACCTGCACGATTGGGCGAATACCAAAGAGTACGTTAATAAGAGCAGCCTTTAGCTTTCTAATCTTTGTTTCAATGGTTGGCATACGGATATTAGCGCAACCCTTGAACGGAAAGTTCTTTGTTTTCTTGATACGCATACGAAGACGATGGAACTTCTCTTGATTATCTTCCCATTGGCTTATCCAGTTCTCGCAATCTTCCTGCCAGCCTTTAATTGTTGACACAAGAGTAGCGTCAGATTTCTTCTCTGCCTTGCTTACTCTCGGTCTGTTTGTAGTACTCCACTTAATCACGATAGGTCTCCTTACATTCCATAGTTTTCCGCCCTCGGTTCATCTTCGATTAAATATCCTGCGTCGTCAAAATTGTATTCTTTCGGTGCTCTATAATCTGGTGTGATTATTTGCTCTGCATAGGCTAAAGTATCTACAATGTCGTCCCATCGGCTAGAACCGATTGTCAATAGTTCATCCCTTAGCTCATACATACTCTCGTGTATGTAATACTTACCCTGCTCGAACAGGTATTGTATCGCTGCACAAATCCTATCCTTCTTTTTCCTGACCGTCTGACCGCCCTGAGTTGTAAATGAGTTGGTAAGTTCAACGAACGGTGCTGAAATCTTGCGTTCCTCTGCCCTTTTCAAGCAGGTTTGATAAAATAGCTTCTCTGTACCAGAATTAGGCACTCCGATAGCCTGAACAGAGCCTTTATTGGCTAGGTACATATTCAGAAAAGCGTCTATAAACTCTAAAGTCGTGTCATGTGTTCGGATATACTTAGCAACATACCTATTTCCGTTGTGGTCGCACAGAATTAGGCTTGCAACCTTCCAATCTGCCTTTTCTTCTTCAGAGTAAGCAGGGTCTACGGCTATGACTGCGTTGTATTGCTTTGGTAATTCTGTCCAGTAGCGTAGATTATCTGGCTTGATGATTGCCGCAGAGTCCATTTTAGGGTCGTTCATGTACTCAGATGCAAAAGCAAACGAACCTATCTCTTTTTTACGCTGTTGTAACCAAACATGAGGTCTTGCGGACTTCCAGATAGCGTGTTCTTCGTCCTCAATGTTGTCCTGATAGGCTTGTAGTTTGAGTTTTGTCCAGCCGTTAGGGGTTTCAAGCAAGTCAGCCAGTAGAGAAAGCGGATGAATAATAGTTCCTACCACGACTAACTGCCCTTTGGGAAGCAAGCAGTTGATACAGGCACGGAATAACCACTCCTTGAGTTTCTTTCTCTGCTCTTCGCTCTCTACAGACTCGTCTGTTTCAATGTCATCAAGTACCAGACAGTCTGGTCTGAAGCCTCTTATCTGCGCCCCTGCCCCCTTAGCCCGTATATTGACCCCATTTGCCAGTATGATGTGGTTCTCTGTCCACTTATCTGACCTTAAATCCCCGAAGATGTACTGGAGCTTAACATTTGTCTCTAATTCTATCTTTACTTTCCGCAGGAGCTCTATCGCCAGAGACTCTGAAGCGGAGATGATACATATATCTTTACGGTGTTTGAATATGGCTAGCCATGCTGTGTATATGACCGAGCAGATAATTGACTTTGCAAAACCTCTGGGAGCAGCAACAACCAATCGTTCTTCTTTAGGTAGAAGTTTATAAAGGTCAAAATGGAAAGGAGGGATAGAATCTGTCAGGTAAGAACCGAATATATTTACGGCAAACTCTGATAAATCCTCATCGTACCTCTTAAAGACCTTAAGTTCTTCTACTGTAGGCATACAAGCCCTCTTACTTTCTTTTCATTTAATCCCTCAATTAATCCCTCATTTATTCCCTCAGTCACTCCCTTATTATATGATATGCAAATCCTAAAGTTGCTAAAAATTAGGGAGAGGGTCTATCCCTATACCAACGGGGGGGTTGGGGTTGCCTACCCCTGCCCTGCCATTGCATTACCACACTGATGCGTGGCACTCTTATGTGTGGTGCACTGATGTGTGGTCTCAGATGTTGCCTCTGCCCTATCTGATGCCCTGATACTGTCTAAGACATTGGCTTGATTGATGGTGATGGTATTATCTGCCTTTAGCAATCCAGAGAGCTTGGCAATGTTTTCTAGTCCTCGATGAGCGTTGCTGTAATCCTTGTCTTTAAGGCATAAATGGGTCAAGGCTTCAAAAGAATGTGTTAAGGTATCCTTTGTGATGCCTTTTTCCTTGAAAGCCTCTAGGATATGGCTTTTTATGGCTTTTTTGTATATGTGCGTACTAGTTAGACCAACGCTTTCGGCTATTTC